CCTTATGTTTTTTTGACAGCTCCATATTCAGCATTAGTTCAAGTTTCTTGGTAGCTCGTAGCTGGACATCGTTCCAAACTCCTACGTATGTCTGCTGTTCAGAATCTGCCAGTTGCTCAATAGATTTGAAGCTTATCCCCGGCAGGGAGTTAATAAACAAACCGGATGCAGGGCTTGAAGCCCCGCATCCAGTAAGTCCGATATAGTCGATTAGACAATTCATCGTGATTGATTAGGCACTATTAGGAACAAGTGTCGCAAGCGTTCGTTACGTTGTAACGCAATGCGCCGTTAACTGAATAGTTACCATCTTCTTGACGGTAGCTGTCAGAAGGCAATTGGAACAGACCGAAGTCTTTCTTCATGATGAAGCTCCAACCTTTCTGATAGGTAGCCGATTGACCGCTGTAAGCGTCCGTCAAGGTCGTAGGACAGTCGATGTACTTCAGCTGCCAGTCGAACTTCACAGGCAACAGAGAGCCATCAGAAGCAACAGCAGGGAGAGCGATAACACCGAACTCAGAAGAACCCGGCTTAACACCTGCTTTGAAGCCAGTGTACTCAAGGTACTCAACAAGTTGGATAGAACCCGGCTCGAATACACCGATTTGGTCAGCACCAACGGTATCAGCGAAGTCTTGGTCAGCGAAGAAGTTCACACCACCCGCAGCCATCATGCTGTTCATACCTGACTGATCAGGGCTCTTGAAAGGCTGAGACAGCATATAAGAGTAGAACAGACCAGCACCAACGATGTTAGGAACACCAGAGAGGTTATTCTTCTTGTAGTCTCCCAACAGTTTAGGGAAGCCAGTGGTCAACTTCTGAACTGAAGAATCAGCAGAGATATTCAAGGTAACAGCAGCGTTAGAACCGCTTACCTTGTTCTTACCCCAAGTGATAAGACCTAACAGGTCATCGTTCACACCTTCCAAGATGCCGTTAGCACCAGAAAGGATGATGTCCAACAGTTCAGCAGAAGCACCGCCAATAGGACCGCCGGGGATGTTTACACGGGCAGAAGCCTCATCCATGTAAGAAGCCACCAACTCATCAGGCAAGTGCCATGCGATTTGACGGGTGTTACCAACGGATACCGTGTACTCTTTACGAGCAGGAGTTAACACATTGTCGCATGATGCTGACGTATCAGTCTGCGGCTTGGTGTTACGGTTACGATACCAGAAACGTACTTCTTTCTTGTGACCTGCAAGGTTAGAAGTTTGGATAGGGTTTGCGCCGTTACCAGAGGTAAGCATAGCGAGGAAACCCTTAAGGTCGACTTTGTGGCCGGGATAGGCACCGCCGACTAACGACTTCATGTCGTTCAATAAATATGGAGCAAGACCGTTTGCCATAGTTTAGATTAGTATTAACGTCCTGATGCAATGTCATCCAGTGCCGCTAGGTATCTGGAAGCATCTTGGACACGCCCGTTACCTTGTACGATGGTTTGAGAAGGCATAGGCTGTGAAGAAGCGGCGGGTTGAGTTGCCCCTTGAGAGGCCGGGATAGCTAAGAGCTTACTTTCTGCTAACACTTGGTCGGCGAACGACTTGAAGGATATGGGCGTATTATCCTTGTAGAAATCCATGCCTGACTCGGTTTTCAGACTGATATTATCGTTATCGGCAGAATACTCTAATCGGACTTTGGACTCGTTGAGCTTACGGTTAAGCAGAACGGATGCTGTCTCAATTAGAACATCTTTCGGAATGTCTTTTTCCCCTGCGTAGTTGTAGGATGTGAGTAAGTTTTGGACAGCTTTTGTCTTGAGCTTTTCTGTCCAGAACTGGTCACGTTCTACGGGTGCTGTTTGCAGTTTGGTGTTCAATTCCTTCACCTGATTGTTTAGTTTTGAGATTTCATTCTCTAACTCGGCTTTGTCACTCTTGGTAGTGCTTTGAGCCTTTTTAGCGTGAAGGTCGTTTAACCGCTCGATGAGTCGGTTGTACTTTTCGGTAGTCTTCTTTTCTTGACGTACCGTGTCAGCCACTTCACCATCTATACCGAAACGCTCCAACATGGACTCGATGTTATTGTCGAGACCGTTGAGTATTTCAGCATGGTAGTGGCGGCGTAAGTTTTCGTTATTCCGTGCGGAGTCCAATGTCAATAGAGAGCTATTGATTTTGGAGTAAACTCCTTCAGGGAGACGATAGTTACTAAATTCGGAATTGGATAGGATGCTTACGATGTCCGGGTCTGATGTAGACAGCCCTGCCATTGTAGCCAGTTTTGTGATAAATTCACCTGCGGTAGTTGCCATAAGTTAGCCAGTTTAAGTTACAAAGGTCAAACCTAAAAGCGTAGGAAATAAGACTTTATAAACTTATATTTGTATAACCTATACAACATGAAACTAAAGAACCGTAGTGCCTACGACTGCCATGCCTTCACCTATAAGATGTGCGATGAAGTCGCCGCTATCATCTTTGAAGAGCAATCCAAACTACTTAAGAAAGGAAAGTTCAGAGGTCGCCAACAGATAATCGATAGGATTATCCGTGAATGGAACTACTCGAACCTAGCCCGTAGCGAAGGTGGAACGGATGCTTTGGAGACTGGGAATATCTGATGTCCGCAGTTATAGCCACCCCGTAATACAAGGAAGTTATCTGCTGTGGTATTCTCATTCATGCCCTGTGGCAGATTGTACTTAGCATAGATAGGAACTTTCTGATCCCCCACTTGACCCTTAAGAAATCCCGGTATTTCATTGACATGGAAGTAACCGCCATCCTTTTTAGTGAGATGCTCGCAGAACGGTCGGGTGGTCTCCATGTTTGAGCCGGTATAGCGGTACCATACAGCACCCAAGTCGGAAGCTACCGTCTTAGTATAGGTAGCTGAATACTGATTGATAGCATCCGTAGTAAAGGTACGGGCGTAGCGGGTAAGACCGCCCGGCGTTTGAGGGTCTCCAAGGATGCTAGTACGTAGCTGTTCGGTCATGTCAGCATAGTTACCACCCGTAGTGATGTTCTGCTTTAGGATATCCTTTAGCTCCGATGCCAGTGATGAAGCTACTCCCGTTTCCTGAAGTTGGTCAATAGTAATGTCTATTGACACCTTTGTCAACTCCTTTAGGACCCGTGATGGCTTGAACTGGGTAAATACGGATGACAGATACTTGTTATTAAGCGTCTCTAGGTCGGCAAATACATTGGTAAACCTCTCGACCTTTTGCTTATACTCATCCGTCAGAACGATGCCGTTTATTTCCTTATTGATGTCATTAAGGATACGCAAGTTATTGACGTTATTAGTCACCTTACCCATGCCGTCAACGTCAAGCTGACGGGTTAAGGAAAGAACCTTCTGCCATATCTTTTGCTCGGATAGTGGCAGGTCCTTGACGAACTCTTCGACAGAGCCGTCAAGGGTACGGACAATCTTATTTAAGTCGTCTAACGCCATTAAACTCCAATGCTGATGTTACCCATGCCTTCAGAACCGTCCATGATATTTCTAGGACGTTCTTCCATTATCCACGCATCCGCCATAGCACTGATGACAGCCTTTTTATCCATCATCGGTAACTGGTAGAACTCAGAGTCATCTTCATGCGCCATATCCACGAACTCACGGATATTACTGTGAATGATATAGGTCTTTTTACTTATGGCGTTATTGGAAACCGCTACCAATATCTCTTCGATGTTCATACCTGCCAACGGATCAAGAGCGTAGATGTCTTGTAACCGCTCCTTTATCTTCTTATTGGTATTGAACTTCTTACTAGCATACTCCAACTCAGCGGCGTTGACAATCAAAGGACTAACTTTACTTGTACGCAGTTTAGCAATCTCATCCACCAAGTAACCTTCAGGAAGGATGTCGTACTTTTCAGGAACGGTGATACTAGGACGTAACTGCTCACGGCTTTCATAGTCAGGAACGATACCGCCATAGCGATAGTCGATAACCATTTCAGCAATCTCATCCAAGATACGGACGCAATCTTCAGCGATAGAATAAACGAAGTTATTCAGCTCTGCACGGTCAACCTCTTTAGCCGTCCCCGATTGTGACAAAGGAACAGCTGCAAGGAACTCCATGTTCAGCGATGACAGAGCGTGGTAGATATGGTCATGAACCCGCTGGTCTTGCAGTTTGGCAATATCAATAGGCTTTGTAAGATACCCGGCAGGGGGGATAGGAGTAGTAGGGTCTCCTAAAGATGACTGCTTAACTGTAATGTGTTCGTAAGGATTGAACGGAAAGAACCCTTTGCCGTTACAGTCGTGACATTCAATCGGACTGGCACCCGCTTTAGGTAGGACTCCAGTACCATGGCAGGCATTACATTCCTTACCCTGAATGGCCCACATGGTGCTGTGGATATGCTGAACCACTTCAGCCTGTAAGTCACTCCACTCCCTTGCCGCTTCGTTAAGGGACGGAACGACAGGAGCGATACGGCTAGAATACAGCGCATCATCCACGCCATCCTGAAGGATAATACCAAAGGTCTTTAGGCACGGGCTGTAACCCAAACCATGCAGGAACTCAGTAGCGGAAAAGTCTCCCTTGGCGTTTATCTGCTCATACTTGACAATGGACTCACGGTCAACAGAATAGTAAACCGCCCCTTTGTAGTTGCGGTTGCCGCTACGGTAGGTGCTTTCCTCGATGGACTTAAGAACGGCGTACTGTCCATGAACATAGTCCAATACCTGCGGACTATTGAACAGCATAGGATACGGTTTAAAGTATTCATTGGACTCCTTAACCACGTTCAGAGGTGCTACCATGATGACAGCGTTAGCATCCATCAAGTATTGATTAAAGGCTACGGACCAGAACCAGTTATCCAAAGAGCGATACTTGGGGAACTCATCGGTCATGTAATACGATGGCCGTTCCTCACGGATAACCATTGGCGGTACTACCGTCTCGTTAAAGGTTATCAGATAGTCGGTTGACTTACGTATCTTCTGAAGGCTGTTGAATATCTTAGTAACCGCCGCCTGAGTCTTTGGTACGTATATCTTTTCCCGATACCGCTTGATGGTCTCCGACTCACCGGGACGGCGTTCGGAAATCAGCTCCTTGGGGAACTCACCAAGGGCGTGGGTCTTAATAGAATGATATTGCTTAACCGTTTCAGCATAAAACTGATGACGTTTACCACCCGTGTGGTATTGGCTGATGTCGATGATAGCCATTAGATTTTCCTACGTTCTTTAATTATTCGGCTTTTATTTTGTAATTGGTAAGGCTTGGAAGCGATACCCAAAGAGCTATAATAGTGACTGCAAAGGCTGTCGTATATCTTTTTGATGTGATTAGAGGTGAAAGCACCGCCAACAGAAAGGGCATAGAAACTAGTCACGTGGCTACGGTTATGCTGTTTCGGGAAGTACCGTGGCTCCCAGTACGATGGTTCCCATGGTGACTCATGAAGCTTAATGCCTAGTTTCTCGATGGCAATCATGAAGAAAGCCTCATCGGGAAGTCCAGAGCCAAACTCCGATACCTTGACCTTTGGCTTGCTATATACTTTTCTCGCCTCAGCAAAGACTTTAGCCTTACCTTCAAAGTAAATTATCTCACTGCTAATATCGTAGAACTCATCGAGCTTGTAAGCGTCTCCAACTTCGGAAAGGTTCACCCAACGGCTCAACGTGCTGTCAGCCGATGACACCCGACCTCTGTTAATCATGGTGAACTCGATACCATCAAGGTCATTGAATAGGTCCATCGGGGTGTGGAAATTATTCCAAAGCATATCGACATCCATGAACATAGTTTGTTCAAACGGTGTCAATTCATCCAGATGCAACTTTACCCGATACGGGTCACCACCCGTGAGCTTTGCCGGTAGCTCGATGGCTTTGGTGAAGTAGTCCTGTTGCCATCCTTCCAATAGTTTGAACCCTTGACCGTCATGCAGGATAGCCACGGGCAGTTCAGGCTCGAAGCTCCGTAAGCTAACGAGCAAGTTGACCGCCATGTGAGCGTAATACGGGTGACCCGTAGCCAATAAGAGTATGCCTCTTTTATCCTGCATTGTTATTATATAGTTCGTCCGTTTGCTTCTGAACATCGATACGGGCCTGTGCCGATGGCCAGTTACCTATAGCGTCCGGCCACTCTGGTTCGTATCCACCGTCAAGAGCGGTGTAGTAGTTATTGGTGTTGGTGAATGATCCGATTCGTACAGTGTCAGACAGTACGGCCACCCGTAACCAATCGTGAGTATGCTCATCCGTATAATCGATAAAGAGCGTGTAGACCTTTCCCGTATTTGCTCTTGTGACCGTGTACTTTCCGTTGGCATCTGCATAGCGGTTATTTTCTCCCTGATATTTAGGATTGATAAGCATAGCACGAACCCTTGCACCTACTTGGAAGCTATTGGCGAAGTGGAAGCCGAAAGCATCCGAGCCGTTAGAACCGCCTACCCATACCGAGCATCCTGCATCATCAGTAATCTCTACGCAGTTAGAGCAATACTCATCCATTTGTCCCGGCACGTAAGCCTGAACGATAAGCGACATATCCGTCAGCTCTATCTTAGTACCCGCTACTCCTGTAGACTGGATACGGATGGCTAGCTTAGAGGTATTGCCGATGGCATAAGGCCAACTGACAGTACCTTGGTATTGCGTTCCCGCTGCCGGACTTGTTACCAATGTTAGCTCAAAGCCCGTTGCACTATCGTAAATCTGAATACGGGTAAAGCCAGTATATTGAACTGTAGATGTAGTAAAGTCGTAATCAATAACCGTTAGGGTATTGCCGTTAAAAGACTGCCATGTGATTGGGTTAGCCTCTACATAAGCTGTCAAAGGTATGCCCGACTGCGTTACCACAAGCTCACCGCCCGTGATGGCTATGCTACCCGATGTCGTAACGGATGAAGGCCATGCCGCTCCGCCGATGGCTTGAGTAAAGCCAGTATCTGAAATCAGTTCTTGATTAACACTATATCCACAGGCATCATAGAAACAAAGCTCATAACAGCCGGGGTCAACACTACCAAGTTGGTAGTTAAGTGTCACCCAGTCTTCATCATAAGTCAGATAGCTACTAAGGTCGTAATCCGTAGCTCCTTTGGTATCTTTTAGTATAACATTAAAGTAGTTGGAATAAACGATAAGCGATACGTTAGATATAGTCCCGTCAAAGTCAGCATCCGCCGAAAGAGTGACCATATCGTTATTGTAATCGTCATCGTAAAAGTAATACGTTCCGTTGGCTGTTATCGTTCCCTTATTACTATCGGTGACAATCTCTAAAGAACCCGCCGTCTGGTTAGTTACTGATATACCGATACGAACGTAAGCCCCTAACGGTAAGGTATTGACAGTACTGATAAGGTCTGAAGCCGTTCCCGGTACTTTGGTTACAGTTCCGTCACCATTGTTAAGCCATAGCGTAGGGTTAGCCGTATTCCAACATCCGCCACTCCATGAGTTCTGCTTAACGCTGATATCATCTATCCATCCGTTGTAAGCAGGTGGAAGTAGGTAATTCTCAAAACGTATCTTAGTATTACTACCACCGGCAACCATAGTCACCCGATAAGTTCCCGGTGCGTTGAAGTAGGTAGGGTGAAGCGTACCGCCAAGGTATAACTTCAGCGATGTACGGTTATTGCCACCGATGGTAAAGGTAACGTCATAGGTCACCCCTGCACTCACTACCCCTGTCTGTTCAAGGGACTCACTTTGTGAGGCAAACTGAATACGCTTGTTAGTGGCATCCCGTGTGCATCCCACTAGTGTCCATCCTGTTGAGTTAGTAGTAAAGCTACCGTTGGTGACTAACTCGGAATTGGTATTGGGGAAAGTAGGGTCGCAAATTTCATTAGTACCTGCACCACAAGGAGTCTGCTTCCATTGCGACATGATGTAGTCGTTAGTGGTATAGAGTGTACAAGCTCTATCGTATGGCGTTTTACAGTCGCTATCGGTAGGCCAGTCGGTACGCCAAGTAAGCGGCTGATTATCTATAAATTGTATTGCCATCGGTAACTAACGAAAATGATGTTTCCCCACCGTAGTGGTCGAATTTTACATTTTCTATCCATCCACGGATAGACTGATTATTTAACAAAGGTACTTCAATTATTCCACTTTTCGATGCTCTAATTGACTGATAGTCAGAAAGTGTCATCGGGTACTTGAAATCCATTTTCACACACTTATAGGCTTCAGGATTCACCGCCGATAGCACCCCACCACCCAAGTTAATAGCATCACATCTAAACTTTGTCTGGAATGGTAGTATTTGATAGGTAAAATTATATGGGAAACCTACACTACCACCAAAATTAATATACACTGCAACATATTCAGTTGCTAACATATAAGTTGTCCAACTACCAGAAAAAGAATAATTGCCATCAGCTGTCAAAAAAATACGTCCAGCATAAAAATCATCTATTTGATTATTTGTGCTGTCAAACTTTTGAAAATAAACTTGCGCTCTAGTTGTTCTAATATTGCTTCCAGTATAAGCTAGTAATATTTGAGCTGTAAATGTATATCTTCCATTAACTGATGCAGTATATATACTATTAGCCTGACTAACTGGTGATCCTTGTGCCGTTGAACCTCCATAGTTTTCTCCAAGGTCATTTCCCAAAGTATAATCATCGTCAAATCTCAATGGACCTCCTATTACGTCACCCATACCACCACCAACATTTATAATTGGTTGAATAGATACATTTGTCATTATAGCCTCAAAGCGGTTATCATTCGTATTGGCAAAGTTGGCGATAATGTTATTGGGTAAGCTATCCGACCAACGGTTCAGGATGTTGACGTTATTAAGCGTCTCATTATAGAAATGGTGACCAAGACCTAACCAGTCGGAACTTATAGTCCTATTGGTAACAGTATCGTAATGGATAAGGAATACGTCTTCATTATAAGAATCATATCCCGAAAGTAGTTCCAAACAAAGGTCGATAGAGCTATTGGAGATAACCAAAGAGCCTACAAGGTCTAGCGTATTGTCTACGTTATTCGTTCCTTCAAAGTGGAAGGTTTCCTCACGGAAGGCCACCAAAGACTGAACGTCAGGAAACGTCATGGCCGATGTGGTCTCATACTTTTCAGAGCCTACCTTGACATTGGCGTAAAGCAACGATTGGTTGACATTCATAACCACCTCATCAGGCGGTTCTGGAATAGTGTATACATCGGCTGACTCAAACCAAAAAGCATTGGGTTCGAGCTTCATGATAGGACTCGTAATGCTTCCAACCATGCTGAACCTTACGTTAAAACGCTTACGTAAGTCCTCGAATAACTTCTGGAAACTCAATCGAGGACTAGTTATATGAAGATGGTCGTATAGTTCTTTCCCATCGACCAAACAATAACCTTCGTAGATACCGCCAACGCCAAAGCAATCCGACTCAAAGCCTATCGTACCGTCCGACATAAAGTCGATGTAATACTTTATGACATCGTATAGCTTGTAAGCGTATCTCTTTTGGGCATAGTAAGTACCGTTGGAAACCTTATGACATTCAAGTTGAAAGAATGTCGGGGCGGTAATCGGTACTAGGTTCTTGCTTAACGTAACATCCACGTTAGACTCCACTGACTTGTTAGCGTTAATCTTGGAATAGAACGAAGCATCCTCGACCTTGAACTCGACAGCATTGTTAATGAGTTTCCATTTAAGGTCGCTATGGAAAATAGTTCCGGCATGGATAAGAACGTAACCGGCAGTACCCGACCGCTGAAAGATATCCAGTGTCGACTTGCCAAACTTATCGGCATCCCATGCCGTCTTTAGAGCCACATACAAGTCCTGTCCGCCGTAGCTCTTGAACTTGATGTCAGCATCGAAGATAAGACCACCCGTAAGGTCATCACGCTTGATGCTACTAGTCATGCCGTCCCATCCTTCGGGCTGGTCCGTTATCTCAGTACCGTTTAAAAAGAACCTAAACACTATCTTCTTGGATTATAACTGTCAGTAATCAAAGCGGCTAATTCGCCTATGTTCCTCACATAAACGCCATCGTTCTTCTTCATTATCCGTCCCAGTGCATACAGGTCGGATGTGTCCATCTTTGCCGTTACCGGGCGTGCGTCCGATGCCGAATAGTCGCCACGGAGTTTAAGGTTGACAAAGTTATTGATATCATCAGCCTTTATCTTACCGTGGTAGATAGCCTTAATAGCAGGATGGTATCGGCGGTTGGTATCCGTAGGAATGACCGCCTCACCCGGCTGAAGGAGTGCCAATTCACTATCTTCTGAACCAACCCCGCCAACGGATAGCGTACCTTTCTTGTACTTAGGTAGCGGTTGAGCAAGGACGGCAGCGGCTTGGATAGCACCTTGGGTAATCAATAGTGGTATCAAAGGAGCGGCAAGGACAGCACCAAGTTCAGCGGTAGTCTTGGATATAGCTACCCATGTATTGATACCGATGTTAAACAAGGCAGCAGCACGGTTGGCGATGTCCTGTTTCTTCTTTATCTCATTAACTTCCTTTTCGGCTTTCTTTTCAGCGGCAATACGTTGACGTGCTAACCGTTCCTGTTCTTCTTCGAGTTCACGCTTACCTATCTTACGGTTCTCATAGCTTTCCGTAAGGGCTTCCTCTTCTTCGGTGATAGCCTCTAGTTGAGCTTCCTTTAATCTATTAACACGGTCTAGCTGCTCTTCAAAGATTTTATCTATCTGCTGAAAGGCAATGTCTAACCCGGTATTTAAAGCCAACTGACCGACTGAAGCCTTTAGGTCTTCAAGTTGATCTTTCGCTGACTGAACGTTAGCCTCGTATTCCTTTTGGGCTTCGGGGTTAACATTATAACTTACCTCAACATCTAATTTTGTTTCTGGTAATTGAACCGGAAGTTCAGTGATAGGAGCTGCCGTCGGAGCCTTAGTAATTGCTTCCGTTTGTGGCGGTACAAAAGTAGTCTTCTTATTGCTCTTGTCAATCTTCTCGTTATTCTTTTCTACTGTATTCGCAAAAGCTGTACTAGCACCACCAAGCTCTTCAAGACGTTTAGTATAACCTGCAATAAGGAAATTATTATCCTTTAGCTTTTCACCTTTATTATCTAAAGCTGTTGCAACTAGATTTACCTGTGTATTGAGTAGATTTCCTGTTGTAATGTAACTTTTTAAGCCAGCAGTAATCTGGTCAAAAAAGCTTATGTTATCTTCAAGCGCTGAATTTTGCGTCTTGACATTTTCGGTATTAAGTTTGGCAATCTCCTTAACAAGAACTTCAGCTTCCGCCTGACGGATTTTAGCGGCTATTAAATTTTGAGTATTTGTTGTTAGGTCAACGATTGCATTGCCTTCAGCATCAAACCATCCGATAGTTTCAGGGGCTAACTCATTTAGCTTCTGTGATATTTCTAATCGTTCGGCTTGAGTAGTATTGGCATTCTGATATTCTTGTGTAAGTAATTGAATTCCGGTAGTGAGTTCGCTTACATTTTCATTAGCCTGATTATTTACATCAGTCAATGCCTTATTTAATCGTTCTTGTTCTTCAGCAGCATCTGATGAGTTCTGAGTAAACAATACTATTGCTCCCGTTAATGCTACTAAAGCTGCTAAAGCAATAGCATAAGGGTTAGCTAATACTGCTGTATTTAAAGCAGTTTGACTAACAGCAGCCTTTTCATTAGCCGCCGCCTGTAATTCAGTAGCACCCGTTGCCCCTGCCGTTGCCGCCGTAGTTAGTCCCAATGCGCCTTTAACCGCCGTCAGACTATCCTTTAACTGAGATAGCTGTGACAATCCGCCGAAGATGTTCAACGCCCCTTGGAACTGTTGGGCTATCTTTGTAGCCTGTTCACTCTCTACTCCGAACGCTTGTAACGCTCCCGTAGCCACTTGGAATACCCCGGCAATAGATGCTCCGAGATTCTGAATGGCTTGAAACTTACCCTCTGGAGTAAGTGCCGCTATCTGCTTATTGATATTATCAATCTCACTACCTAACTCTCCTGCACGTTTAGCCGCAGCCAATGTACGTGCATCTAAAGCCCCAAACTTTTCTGTGAGCTGTTCAACCTCTTTGGTAGCTTGTTGGAATTGTTTACGTAGACTTGTAACACTTGCACCAGTCTTGGCTACTTCCTTACTGGCATCCAAACCCTTGGCCAACTGATTGTCGGCCTTGATACCCTTGACAGCCTTGTCAAGTTTCTCGAACTCCTTGGTAGTAGCCTGAACGCCCTTGTTCAAGGACGTTACGTTCTGCTCGTTAGTCTTACGGAACTCATCGGCGACCTTCTGCTCAACGACTCCTAACTTGGTTAGTAAATCGATTGTAGACTGAAGCCCCTGAGTATTGGCCTCTATGTTAATGACGACTGTTTCTGCCACGACTTAACTTTTCTAACTGCTCCAAGAGCAGGTAATACTCATAAACGTTAAGTTTGTTAGCATCTAAACCAAACTCCGTTCGGATTCTAACACTGATAATAAACCGGGATTCAGCTGACCGGACAAAACTTTTGATAGCACTTTCTCTAACTGTTTCCCTGATACCGCCTCCACCGCCTTCAAATAAGTCTCTAAACCTTTCTCCGATAAGTCGGGAAAGCTGACCATATCCTTTAGTGGGGTCTTGAAAAAAAAAGCGGGCAAGCCCTCATCCTCTTTCCATCGGGATATCTTATCCTTAGCGTACTCAGGGTCGTAACGGTATGGTGACTCATTACGGTCAAAGAACGCCACGGCTGCCAGTTCCCAAATGATAGACTCCGTAGGGATAGCGAAGTTGATACGCTCACGCATCACGTTAATCATGTCGGCGACCTCGGTAATCTTAATAGGATTAGCGTTGATAGTATTCTCCAAAGCCGTTAGCCATGCCGTCATGAACTCCGGACTGGTACGCATAGACCACTTTTCGTAGATGGCCATAGCATCCAATGCCCGTCCGGCAAAGCTGTTGAAGATGTCCTTCATCTGGTAGTACTGAACGCCACCCGACATAAATGCCGGGACGATGACGTGACCTTCGTCTACTACCCAATGGTCGTTATTGTTCTGTGCTTGAATTGTCATCTAGACCTGAATGTTTTCTTATTAGGGTATCTATATTCTCTATATGGTTCGGGTTCTTTCTCTCTATCTGTGTTGGTATTATCCGCCGTCCCTGTTGTGTCCATCCGCTTAGGGTAACCTTTAGCTCCCTACCTTGGTCATCCTTTTTAATCTTGGCAATGGTCTTGTTTAGCTTATACTCAAAGCCCCGACCGCCACAAATCTTACAAGGTCCAATGTATTCAAACCCGTTTCTTTCCAGTGCTTCCTTAAGTATTTCCATATTTAGTTACTGAATTGATTAGTGCTACTAACCCTGAAAGCCCCAAGACGTACAAGGGGTAAAGTATTAACGATTCCTGAGTGGCTGGCATCAGTCCCCAATAGAAGTAGGTCGAGTGAACGGATGCCATACACGGCGGACAGGTGAACAGCGGCTTACTCCAGAAATTACCAAGGGATTGTATCGACCATAGACGGAAACGATACAGCACCATCTTGCTATCCTTATCCACCCCGTCACCATCGCAGAACTCCGAGCCGTTGTCATCGGGATGGCAGAACTCAAAAGCGGTAGCCTTGTTAATCCCAAAGATAACAAGACTATTGGCCAAAGCCATCGCAAAGAGTTCAGACCATTCCATCAATCGTATACCAATGTAGATTTGACCATCTTCATAATGATGCAGAAATAACTACTGCCATCGATTGTAAGCTCTTCATCACCGACCGTAGCGTCACCGCTAGTATCGGCACTAAACGTAATCCTATAACTGCCCGACCATTGGTTGAACATACCATCAGGAAAGTAGGATGTATTCAGTGTCCATGTTCCTGAACCGCCTGCCGGGGTGCTGATATAGTTGTACTGGTTGCCGTTAATATCCTCTAAAATCAGCGTATAATAGGTGGCCGCCGTTAGTCCAGTGTCAAAAGTGTACGTATCCTGACAGGCAGGAACGGTAACTTCATAACATAAATCACAGATATTGATGCTCATACCTACAAAGTTAATACTTTTTATTGGGATTGAAGTTGTAGAAATAAAGTATATTATCCACCATGACCTCAGACTTAAGGACCTTTGACTTACATATTCGCATCGCCCAATCCGTATCCTCTCCGTGGCTTTTATCCACAAATTCAAACGTTTGAGCAATACTCTTACGCATCGGGTTCAGATGGTTCGGCGGTCTTTCGTATCCACGTTGGGACTGGTAGTACCTATCGTTACGGATGGTATGGAAGAACTTCCTACGGATAGTCCCCCTGCCGGTTGCCTGCATGGTTATCTCTCCCACCAAACCAACCACATCAGGATCAAGTTCCAACGCCCGTAAAACATGACGTAGGTAGTCACGGTGGATAGTGTCATCATCATCGATAAAGGCAATGTACTTACCCGTAGCCATTGCCATCAGGCGGTTACGCTTATCCCCGATGGACATCTGCCTGTTATCCGAAAGGCTACACACTTGAACCTTTCCTTCTGCGTTTAGGTTTGCTATCTGGCTGTTTATCTCCTTGAGCAACTTGCCGAACAGCTCCGTCCGGTTCTGAAGGGTCGGTATCAATAGGCTTAGTAATGGCTGTGATTCCAAAGTTGTTGGACTTTCGAAGGTCGTAGGTTCGTTTGTCTTCATAATACAAATGATTGTCTCTATGGTTTAGGTTATCCTGCCGTCCGTGACCGTGAATAGGATGCTCATGGCGGATGATAACGTCTTTAAAGTAGGTCTGTTTCCCCAACATAGAAGCCACTTCCATAAACTCGTTATCGCACCAAAGTGCTTGATAATCCGGATGGTAGATGTAGTTGAAACGGCGGTAGTACTTAGTGCCAAGGATACAAAGGGTGTTAAGCTTATCACCAACATACCCATCGTTATACCACAGCACCCCATCCGTATCAGGATAGAGCCGCTCCATGTCATCGGCTATCCGCTTATCCCACTCCTTGACCGCCGGTATCATGTCATCCGATGCCAGTACAATGATGTCGTACTGCCTACTGATAGCTTCCACGCCGCTATTGATAGCACCTATCTTACCACATGGCTCGATAATCTCATAGCGTAGGTTGCCCCACTGCCTTAAGGTATTGACCACATCACGCTGTAACATCCTATGGTCATCGCTATCGATGGTAATCAGGAAGTCAACCGTTTCCGTAGACCGCAAAGACTGATACAGGTACAAGGTCTTGAGAAACTTATTAGGGCGTGACCGTGTCGGCCACTTCACTAGGATTTTCATATGATAGAGATATAGGCTTTAAAGATAGGTATATTAAAGAAAGGCTCACGACCGTAACGGGTATCCTTTTCAGTGACAGGGCTTCGCATAACCACATCCCTACGGATGATGGCGACCGTATCAATGGTAGCGTTAACGATGCAGAACAAGTCCGCCTCACTCTTTAGCTTACGGTATTCGATGTCGATGCTGTTGAAGTTCCGCTGCCATCTGCCCCGTTCCGTCCATCCGAGCTTACGTTGAACCTCGACCTTTACCTCATCGTCTCCCTTGTACATTATGAAGTCGTAACGTCCGTACTCGTTAGGCTGTTGGTCCGGATGGATGTCCGATGCATACCACTTGAGTAGAAAGCGATAGACCGCATCCTTTGCCGGGCGGTCGTGCATATCGTAAAGGAACTGGCAGAATGGTTTAGTTCTTATCATCGTGCTTGTACTCTTCAATACGTCTGATGTGGTTCTCTAATAGGAATAGCCATGCCTCACCATAGCTGCTAAACTGGTAGAATAGGTTACAATACACCCCGTCAATCCTTGCCCGTTCCGGCTGCTTGCTGTCGGGATAGACATAGAATACCTTATCGTAATAGGTAGGCATCTCAAAAGACCTTAATTAAATGTTTGTGAAAGGTACTAAAAGTATATCGAACAGCATCCAATAAGTGAGACCGATGTTTATCCTTAGCCTTATCGATGCCCCCCGTATCCGTCACCTCCACGTAAAGCATATCATCGATAGTCCACGTCATCGATGGGTCAAAGTAAACGGTATGGTTCTGAAGGATACTGTTGGTCAATACCTGAGAGTCACTGATAGCCGGGTTAACCGTTGGCACCTTGAACTGTCCCTTATTAAGTAGGAGCTTCTCACGGATTACTGAGTAGTAGTTAATGTTTCCAATGGTCAATGCTGACCGTGCCTGACCACTGGCATCACCTGTAACCATGTAGACCGCATCGGGATAGACCGCCCGTACTTGGTCGCAAAGCTCGTAGATATTGGAGTTGGATAGCCTGAACTCACGGATGAAACGTATCTCTCCGTTGATGTACTGACTGGCAACACAAGTGATAGGGTCTACGTTAAAGTCAAAGCTCATGTATAAATAATGACCACTTTCATACCTGACAGGCTTGACGTGCTTAGTCTTATCAAAGCAATAGGCGAACGGCTTATTGGATAGGTCGACATCTTCGGCCATGTACTCACAGGCGAACGTCAACGGGTCCAGTTCATTCTTAGCCGCATCAACCTCAGCTGGGTCGATGTACGGGTTATCGTAGGTGGTGAACTTCCAAGACTTCCAATCGTCTAACCTTTCCTGATAACCGAATAGCTCCTTAAAGAACGTCCGTCCGAACTGTGGGGTACTAAAGAACCATGCCGAACCCTTGTAGTCCGTTAGGGTAGGTCGGATGGATTGCTTCCAAGCTACCTCAAAGTTACCGCCTTTCTCGCACTCATCGATAAGAACCAAATGGTACTTACGACCTCGACCGCTGTCAGGATTATCAAAGGACCAAACGTCCAACTTACCACCCGTCATGGTCTTTATCTGCTTAAGGGTCGAGTCCTTGGATGTTATCATCGGTTGCAGTCTCCAACCTATCTCACTCCACCATTCCGATGCGTCCTTGTAGGTAGGGGCAAAGTAAGCTACTGACTCCCCTTTCACCAAGGCTTCAGCTGCCTTGTAGATGGATAGTGTTGACTTCCCGAATCTTCGTCCACACTTAAGTAGGTTGAAGCGTTTAGCTTCCTTCAGTACCCTGTCCTGATTGAAGTGAGGCTTTTGGAGCTGTATGGATAAACTTTTGGTCATTATCCCAATTCACCTCGATGGTGACTTTAGTATCGTTTGTGTTCGTGTTTTCGCTCCGTGCCAACTTAGGCTTAAAGTATTCGAGCATCTTCATGTAAGCATCCAAAAACTTTTCATCGTCAAGGGATGCCAGTACACGGTTCGCTCGTTCGGTGTGAGCCGTCATGAATGTTTCCTTTATCATATCCCATTGAACGGCTTTCTCGCTGCGTATGCCAACGGGACGGCCCTTAGGATTGTTTGTCTTACCCTTTGGTAAACCCATTTTTGATGGAATTTGATGTGAACAAACTATTTAGCAAAGATAAGGTTTTCCGCATTACGGTGAACAAGCTTCATTCCGATACCTAGGCCTGTGACCCAGTCGATAATCTTTCCGGCATCCATGTCGAACTCAACGCAAAGCATCTTCATCTTATCGAAGTTACCAAGGGGTAAGGAACGAAGAACGTTCAGGTTCTGTCCTTCCACGTCAATGGATACGAAGTCCCAGTCGAATCCAAAGACCATGCAGAACTTCTGCGCCCGCAGCGGCATGATCCAGAACTTACGCCATGATTGGTGAGACTTCCATTTCTCCAAGTGCTTCGGGTCGGTGGTGCTGATGGCATCTCCCATCGAGTCCCAAAATTCTACCGGGTCGGTGGTCTCGGTAACGATGGCTGCGTTGACTAGGGTTACCTTATCCTGATAGTCCACGGTGTTGGCCATCAGTTGAGGGAATACCATTGGTGACGGCTCTACCAGTACACCGGTCCATCCGTTTTCGAGCAAAGCCCTTGTATTTGAGAGCCTTACGCCATCGTAGGCCCCGATATCGAGAAAGTGTCCAACATTTGAGCCAAAATAAGCAGTTATAACGGCCTGTTCATCGTTTTGTGAGTAGTTTGTCATCAGTAGCAAAGATAGTGTCTTAAATCGAACGTTAGGCACGTCCTAAAGCATTTTATCAATCAGGTAATGTTCATCCGAATTTAGTTGATGGATAACGGCCTCGATTGGAGCGTCTTTATCGACTGTTATACCGCCGTTGGTCGCAATGGCGGTAGCGATGGCATCATAACGCCCAATGTAGCAAATACGCCCAGTTTTGGGCGTAACCCATAATTCAAAGCTATTGGAGCTGGTCACCAACTTGAATCCTGCGTTTTTTAGGTTCTTTCTCATGATTAACTGATTTAGTGAATCGGTTAAAATCTGTTAACTCTATAATATATTGAATGTTATATAGTTATATTCTTATTAACTGATTAACTGATTTTTTCTATATTCTATAATAGTAATAATTATAATAATAAAAAGAGAGAGAGAGAGTATAGGGAATTGAGTAAAATCGGTATTTTGGTTATACTCATTGATTATCAATCTCTTATACATTAACTGATGCGTTTTTAATGAAAGAAACCATCCTTCCACCTATCGGTCCATGGTTGTGATGCTTGATTTCTAGTCCGAACATGGTCGATGCCGTGTCCAATCCCTTCCGGAATCTTTTACGGCTGTACTCATGTTCTGGCATCTCGGATGCTGACAGAAAGGAATTATACAAGACCTTGAACTCATGCTCAACGTTCAATCCATCGGCAATAAAGTCTACCCACCACTTCTTAAATTCTTCACCAAATGCGGTTTTAAGGCTTTTTAGCTGCATACCTTCCGTGACCGGAACCTCTATAAGTCCTTTACGAAGATAGTACTGACAACAGGCAAAAAGGTAGTTATAGAATAGCTTCCATTGGCCCTTATCCCACCCGGTAAAGAACTGATGTTGAAATACATCCATCGGAGTGCGTTCCGGGCTGAAGAAGTCGGAGAAAGGGATAACCCGTTGGCGGCGTTTTGCGTGGTTGCCGATATTTGGAACCATGTAGTTTGTGGTGAATATAATCTTTGGCGACCTGTCGTAGTTAATAAAGATTTCAGCCTGCCCTTTCTTTTCAACGGTTATCCCCTCGGTTATAATGGAATAGAATCCCTCAAAGTCCACCTTTGCCCGAATATCCTGAATAGCAAGGATACGGGTATCGAGTCCGACTCGTTGGAAGGCAAAGGACTTATCGAGCTTGAAGTTCTTACCATCGATGGTCTCACCTTTGACCAGTTCGCCGATGGCTTTGACAAAGATTCCCTTTCCTGTACCGCCACCTTTGGCATCGTTATCGGTTTCTTCAGCAAGGATTACGGCTACTGCCAATGTCGGGTCTTTGTATTTGTGTAACAGGTACCCGATGTGAGTGTTGACGGCAAACCAACGGTCGGTATTCTCATTGCAGATAAGTCTGATAAATTGAGCATAGACATCCATCTCTGGGTCTATACGGAACTCATCATCAAAGAGTATCTGTTCTATCTCTATCTCATAGTCAATCTTAGCCGACCGCCAGATGTGTTTTTTTATATCGCCATAGTCAACTAATTCTATGCCGTCCTTGGTTATCTTAACTATCTTATTGATGAAAGGAAAGTAGGCGGTTGTTTTGGTATCTTCTAAAAGTTTGGGTTCTATCTTTGGAAGGAATTCCAAAAATGCTTCATTGATAAGGTTAGGCCGGTTCATTATCCAATCCTCGACTTCTTGGTCGATGGTCTTGACGTAGTTTATGATGCACTTCTTTACCTTTTCGATGGAGCTTTCTTCTATCATGAAGTCCTTGACGTTAACAAGGCGCATATCGTTACCATTGGCATCATAAGCCATAAGATAAAAACCATTGTTTACAAGGAACTCGATAAGTTTAGCCTTGTTGATTTCGAGCTTATCTTTATCGTTACGACTCCAGAACGCCCCAGACGGCTCTGTCATCTTGTAGCTATCCTGAACGGCTTTCTTTGCCTGTTTGGGCTTTAGGTTTTTTTCACGTATTAGGATAGTCTCGATATCATCATCATCGTGGTTATTCTCACGGAGTTTCTTGATAAAGTTATCGAGTATCTTCTTACGGTTATGGGTGCTAATGTCTTCGCCATATCCTTCCGATGCCAGTCGTTTGACGGCTTCGTTAAAGTCTCCATTACATTCAAGGATTGCATAAACGGCTGACGGGTAGTAGGCTTTGGTAGGCTCAAACTGACTGGATGTGGTAAAGACACTGAACCAACGCTTTGAATGCAGAAAGTCGCCACTTATACCATCTTCTTTGCCGGGACGGCGTAGGTAGGTACGGTCACAGGAATTACGGACCTTTGTCCATCCGTGTTTCTGAAGTAGTGCAAGAACGTCACCTCGGCTGTTAAAGTCATCGATGGGTGACACTCCGAACCCTGACTCTGCATCGGACTTCTTAAGGATTACAGGTTCTTCGAGGTACTCATTGAAGGAGCGGCAGATTTCAAAGATAGCATCCCGCTGTTCGGTGGTTATGGTTTGGATATCCTGCCAATCGTTATGTATCCAAGAATAGCCATCCGTTGGTGGTGCTACGATGTATCCACCTTCGCCACGGGTCTCTATTAGTACCATTACCTTGACGTGTGGGTTGTCGGATGCTTCAGCGTCCGACACGGGCCTACGTGCGAGCTTCTGATTACCTTGTACGGTATCGCATCGGTAGTAAAGATGGTAACCGCCTGACTTGGTACGTGCGATGACTAACAGATCTGCTAGGTCTCCAAGAAAAACCATCAAGTTATCGAATAGCTTACCTGTCAGGTCGTACTTGGTATCGATGTCAATGACTTCAAGATTACCGCTGATAGCTCCGCAGATGATGGCTATGCCTTGTGCCTTATCGGCTTTGCTCTGAAGCTCATCTTCAGTAGCTAGACGGCTTTGGAAATCTTTCCAGTTAAGGAGTGATACTTTACGGTTATCTGTTAGGGTGACAGATATCCCACTGGCTAGGTATTGTCTAGCCGTTGTAATAAGTTGGTTCATGGTTTGGTTTTGGTTAAGAGTTTATCAGATGCCCTATCTTAATAGACCGTGGCTTCTTAGGCTTTGGCGGCGGGTAGTAGATACAGCTCATTGGTGACCTCGTAAAGCTATAAATTCTCTCCATGTGTTGCTACCTACAGCGTGTAGTCTCATCATATCGAACTCGTGAATGTCTGATATATAGATGAATCCTTTTTCAACAAGGGTTATCAACGCTCGTTCTAGGCGGGTTGATACCTTACCTGAGTTGAGGTTCAGCCATTCCCGTATGGTTAGTTTCGAAGGGTCACGTTCTGCCGGAAGGAACTGCCGATGATACTTATCGGCTATCTCTAGTGCTTGTAGGTATTGTTCTCTGGTTATCATGTGTTATAGTGTTGTTATCCAATTATAGAATGTGTCAAAGTCTTTAGCTATGAAGTAATGCCCCCCGGCGGCCTTGACATCGGTCTCTATGGCTTTCTGTTCAGGTGACTGCCTATCGGCTCCTATCTTAACCTCTATGGATAGGTGCATCCCTTTCCAGACGGCATGAATATCGGCTGTTCCTTTCTTTACTGATGAATGGATACGTTTACCGAGTGACTCGATATAACGTCCTTCGGTACTGATCCGTGTTGCCCAACCGCCAGAAAGGTCTATCCATTCTACTATGGCTTTGGTAAGTCCATTGGCATCGGTGGTCTTGTAGGAAGGCTTTGGACGTGCATGGTCGGGGATGGAAGGATAGTTGGTCTTACTGTATTCCATTGCCTTGTTCAGAAGGTCAACCATTGCCGGGGTGTAGCGTTTAGACATTAGTTTAGATATATGTTTTCAATATGAATACCATAAGTATCTTTTACATATTTCTTACCTTCAATACTATTAACTTTTGCTTTATCAATTCCATTTATTAAATCTTCTACAAGTTGTTTATCAGCAATGTTAAATAGTTGCACCAACTTATCAATATATTGCTCTTCTGATATAATAAACCTACCGTAGCTGTCAATAGATGATTTCATTAAATCGCTCCATTCTTTCCATAGCCATTGTACGGCTGTTTGTTTATATTCCATGGTATTTATATTAAAAACCCTACTACCCTCCGGTGTGCAGACCTTCGGGCAATAGGGTAAAGATGATTAACCAAAACCAACTCCCTGCACGGAGTTTGTCAAATATCAGAAAGGAAGGTCGTTAGGAGCTGTCTCCGTCTTTGACTTACTAACAGGTGCCTGTTGAGTCTCCGGCTTCCATGTGTCAAGGACTACGGCATGGGTGTTACCGTACTGATCAGGCTCTTTGTTGACATTGATGATGATAGGTAGGTACTTACGACCTTTATCATCGGTCTGCCAGTGTTCAGCGGTTTTATCGGCGTAGATACGACCTTTTATAGAACCGAAATTTCCAAAGCTTTTTAGGTTAGCTAGGTAAACCTTTTTGGTTGTTTCCATTGTTAGGACTGATTTTGAAGTTAATGATTCTAAATTTATTATGATTTTTTTCTAATTGATAACCGATAGTCTCGAACATATTAAGATATCGGTAAATGCTTCTGGTTGTTATTCCGGTAATTTCAGATAGATACTTTACGGAATATCCACTTTTAGTATCTGATAACAAGAACATCATCTGTAAAGCTCGTGCTATCTTTGGTTGGTTGTGATTTCCTTTCATAGTCTCTCTGGCGACCATGCCAGTGCATTAGTATTCTTTCTTACAAGTTCGAGTTCATCGGGGTTATTATCGATTAGCTTTTCCGCTCCTAGGCGTTGGACTAGCTTCCACTTTTCTCCCCGGTTGACTTGGTGTACCCGGCTCTTAAGTATGCCGTGTGATTCAGCCCACTCATATACTTCTTCCATGCCACGGGTACGGGCTGTAACGATGTGGATGATATCGCCACCAGCTAACCAACGGTCAATAGTTTCAGCTCCTTTGCGGGTGTTGGCTGTTCCGTCAAAGTCAAAGATGATTACTTTCGCCATGTCAGATGTCGTATTTAATAGCGTGTTGGTAAACTATTTCAGCAACTTTGTCAAAAGTAGCAAAAGTTATCCAAAAATCCCCACTTTTTTCTAGTTCATATTCGAACATGGACCAAACGATAGGGTTTCCGATTGCCATTTCCTCGACTACGTAGTCCATACATACGTCTTTGGTGATAGGTATCTTATCCATTAGTATATCTCCTTCATTTTATCCCAGTCCAATTCAGGGGCGGTCTGGAGTGTTTGTGGAAACTCTTCTTGCAGGATGATGTCACGGACTTCTGCAATCTTTTCCTTTAGGTTATTAAAGTCCGGGTCAAACTTAACGATACGGGCGATGTCGACTTCTACTTCGTTGAGTATCATGACGGCTCTTATTTTTTCTCTTTTCATGTGTATTGGATGGCTTTAAGTAAGTAATAGATGGCTATTATTAACATGGAGTTAATCGTTAGGGCTGTCGCCATTTGCGGCTTTGTTGTATCCACTTTCTTCATCGGTTCTGGTGTTGAGTACCCATTCTAGGACGTTAATCTCCATCATGAAGCTAACGATATCCATACGGGCGGTTTGAATTGATTTGTGGTTTCCTATGCGGTTCTTACGGGCTAGGTTAATTTGAGCGTCCATGAACTGTTCGTTGGCCCACTCTAAACGCTTTTCAAGGTCTTCTTTTGTCTTCATTATTAGATAGATAAGTAGGTTGGTAGTTCCCATTCGTGGGTTCCTGAGTAATGCCAGTATTCATATCCTGCGGCAGGGCAACCGGCATCAGCCCACGCTTTGTATTCAATAAGTTGGTCAAGGTATACTTCACGTCCTTTATCAAGCATTCCATCTGTAACCTTATGAACTGATACTCCGTAGGGGGCATCTTTCTCGATGGCTATGAAGTAAAAGTCTTTGATGGAGTGATCACTGTCAAGGTAGATAGCGGCTTGACGGTGGTAGGACATAAACCACGCATCCCGTTGGAACTTGTTAGGAGTGGCATCCATGCAGGTCTTGATATCGAGCATGAAGTCAGGTGCGATGCCATCGATAATACCACGCATTGGTAGCTTAAGGCCGTCACTGGTCCACTCCCGGTACACCTCGGTAGCTACGAGCTGCTGCATCAGTTCAGCGGCGATAGGATTAGCGTAGACCGCCTCAGCCATGTTGACAATTTTTGACTTGTCAGAATTTGTCAACACGGTCTTACCATCGGACTCATAGACGAACTTATCAAACTCCAACTTCCCTTCTTTGGTACGGCGGTCAACATCTGGAGCGACAGCGTAAAGGCTGTTGAACTTATCGGGTTCGAGTAGGTAGGCGTGGAAGGCAGAACCGAAGGTCATTGCTGGGGTAGACTCTTTAGGCTTAGTCAGGTAGTGTATCAGGTGAAGTGGCGACCGCTTGAAAGCGGTCAACCGACTGTTACTGATAGGGTAGATGATGTCAGGCGTGAGATTCATGAGCGAATGTGATTTTTAGGTTTTGATTATCTTCATTTGGTTCCTGATAATTAAACTTTTTGTCAAATGCTTTGATTTGACTTAACATTGAAGTAGCCCTTTCTTTCATGCTCTGCCTCCATGCTAAACCTTCATCCGTTTGGTTTATCTTAGTATATCCATGACTATTAGCAACTGGAAAATAATTCACATAATTAATTTTTCTAATAGCTTTCATCATTTTACAAAGAATTGTTTTTTTCGACTTACTAGGTAATCTGAAACCATTTATTTCTAATTCATGAATAATTTTCTCAGATGTAATAATTTGGTAAAATGGTTTTTCATCAATATAATCTATTAAAAACTCTAGATGATCATGGTATTTTTTGGATAACTCAATCGAGTATTCTGCAAATAAATTTTTGAGGCTCATGATGTTATTAGTTTTGGGTTAGGGTTTCTCTTTTCTTTTGTACTAGGTTACGGAAATCGGGATGGTTGTGGTATTCCGGCATGGTCTTAGCCACGGCGTTAACCTCTTCGATGGTTTGAGCGGCATTGATAGCTACGGATACCTTGGCAGGTAGCTTGGTGGACTTAGCTACCGGCACTGGCTGTTGGATAGCCGCTTGCCCGTCATCATCCACCGGAGCGATACCTACGATAGCGGCAAAGGAATAGCGGCGTGCATACGTCACGGCAGAACCGAAACCTTGGGCATCTGCCTTGGAGACGGGAACGCTAAAGGTAGAGCTTATCCATTGCCCCGATGAGTGCATCATTACGGTCTCAATGGTTACTAGGTTCATGCTCTCGCAGTTGATGTCGGTAAGCAGTTGGGTTATTGCCAGTCCGTTCTTTGTCAGCGGCTCACGAGCGGCATCGATGTATGACTGCAGGGAGGCGTACTTACTGCGGAAATGTGGGTTCGTGCTGTCTTCGATAGCACCTTTAATAGCGGCTTGAGCCTTACTCAAGGCTGTCGCTAGTTCGTTGATTGTTTCTGATTTGTTCATGTTCTTGGGTTGTTATAAAGTTTTGGTAAATCTTTTTATCTGTTTCAATACATTCGAGCCGGGCGTTTACAAGGTCACGGAAAGCGTATTCGTACTCGATGGTATTGGTAGGCATATTCTCGATTGCTTTCTGAAGCATCAGTGAGCGGTTGAATTGGTGCTTATGCTTATCGAGCATCCTTTTCAACCGCCTTTGGTCGTAAGGGAACATCATTGGATGTCCCTTTCCATCTCTGCTGCCAGTTCACGGTATCCAAAGTAGATGGCCATCTGGATGATGAACTTTTGAAGGTCGTAGTTGGCAGCATCAAACTCTTTACGGATAACTGACTGCATGAAGTCATGGTAGTCTGCAATCTTACGGAAGTGTTCAGCTTCACGGCGTTGCTCAAAGATAGCATCGTAGTCAGGTTCACGTTCGTAGCGTTCTGAGTACGGGTTGTCGAGTTTGTAATCGTCGTAGGACATGGTGGTAATGTTTTTGGGGTTTGTGTATATACAAATGTACATGTAGAATTAGCCTAATGAAATAGGTATACACCCTCATTTATTATGCGAATTTGCGCTAATTTACTCTCTATAGTGGTAGTCCACCAACTTATTTGCGGCGGTAGCGCATATCTACTATCCAAACCACGGCGCAAAGAGCCATTGGGATACAGAATAAAGCGGTCGAATTTTCAGCCAATCCGATAGCAGCTGTTGCAAGTAAAATAATAGCAAAGATAATCAGGATGTTCTCTAGTCTCATTGTGTTGAATTTTTAGGGTTCAACGAAACTAAACAATTATGGTTACAACTACCGAATTATACCATCCACAATCTCGAAATTCTTTACCGTAAACGCCCCTGACGGTTCGGTCTCTATAAAGGCGAAACCATGACCGTGCTTTGTGTTATGCGGGTCGTAGTCAGGCGATAAGGTACACAGACAGCCGGTACTCCAAGTCTTGGTTGCTTTGCCTGTTATATCCTTTTCAGAGTGCATAGAGACTTGATGCGTATGTCCTATCAATAGGTTATGTTTACTACGGACGTAAGCGCCACGGGCGGCGTTTACAGGCGCAAAGACACCCCTAACGATGGTGTGACCATGCAGCATCGGGAGCTTTCCTGCCTTAACGATAACGCTTTCCTTTAGGTACTCTATATTCAGGTCCGCTAGTCCTAGGCGGGTCTCCAACTGGTAGTGAGGGTCATCGAATACGATGGCGCAATGGTCAATCAGCCAGTCCACATACCAACGGTCGTGGTTGCCTTCCATGTAGATGATCAGGGCCTTTGGAAAGTTGAGACGTAGAGCCGATAGGAAGTCCGTAGCCATGTCAAAGTATTCTCTGGCTCTTTTCTTATTAGGTGGGGTACGGAAACGGGTAAACGGGGCGTTATCCAATAGGTCGCCACCAATAACGATACAGTTGGCTTTATTGGCTAGTCCGTACTCCAGTGCTGTGGTCAGCGCTGTTTCGTCATGATTAGGAATATGTATATCCGAAATCCAAAGAACCTTATCTTTATCTGCCGGGATTTGATAAAACTTTTTTCCTTTGGCCTTTGACTTTTGGAGTCCCCATCGTTTGAGTACATCGGCATTCTGTTTAGCTATCATGGTAGTCTCGTTTTTGCCTAGACATTTTCTAGAGTGTTTACCTTTGGTACCTGCATAGTAGCGGACCATGTTATAGGCATGGGTAACATCGGTAAAGACGGTCGGATGGTCTTCAAAGATTTTCTTACCTATCTGTTTGTGAGATAGTCCGCCGAACTTTTTAAGATACTGAACTACTATATGTCCTTTAGTGGTTGTGTTTACTCCCATCAGTTTAGAGGTATCCAAAAGCGAAAGCCGTCATCATGGTCTTCGTCTTCTTGAATTTGTGCTTCTTCGTACCATTCCCGGTACATTTGGTCAAACTTTTCAAATGTCATCTCTATGACAATGGTCTCATAATAGAACCATAGCTCTGTAAATCTATTGTCTTCATGTTCACCGTACTTCTCGACATCTTCGATGTGGAAGGTGAACTTTCGCTTACGGATGTTCTTAGCGTTCTGCCGTATCTTGGCCTCACGAATAACCTCATCATCATCTTCTAACGATGGCGGGAAAATGATACGGTTACAGGTGATAATCATTATAGGTGTGCTGTGTATTCAAAGTGCATCCCATCCCCTCGTTTAAAGTCTATCCCACAGGTCCATCCGGCATCCCGCCAAACTTCATCGAACAAGGTAGTAAAAGGATTGAGTCCCAAAGCAATACATTCGGCCTTAGTTTTCCCCAACGGGTTGTTAGCGGCGTTAAGGTCTATTGCCAGTCCCCAAGAATGGATTGAAAGCTTTGTCTTTGAGCCTCGGATGTAACGGATATTGAACATTCCGTCATAGGTCTTAATCTCTTTGTAAGCTCCAAGGCTTATGATATTGTTAAGGGTATGTTCTAGGACGGGAACGATATCCTTATTGACATACATACGGTTAGGCAGTGCCGGGATGTGGGTATCTATCCACATGGGGACGTTCCACATTATCATCCATTCGGCCTCAAAAGCCTTTGGATTACGCATTGGGTTACCATAGCGAGCTATCAGGCGGTTGTATTTTTCTGCCTCGGTCATTTTCCTACTTTGGTTTGTTTCCATTTATCAAAGGTACGACCGCCCGTATAACCAAGGTATCCGGCACCAAAGAGCCACCAAAGGGATTCGGGGATAGCCAGTAATAGGTTCTGCAGATTATAGGCGGCAGTTTCTACATGGGTAGGAAACCATATTCCTACGATGGCCCCAAAGAAACATAGCAGGATACAGAAGTACATCAAGTAAAGGAATGACGGCCTTGCACGACTGGTCCATTTGTCATTGCTGTTGGCTTCAGCTACGATGGCGGATAAATCGGTCTTAACTTCCTCAAGAGCACTACGGTTTTCCTCTTTAAGAAGTTCCAATTTAGCTTTCTCCCTAGCGTCTTTGTCGGGGATGACCTTTTCAATAATCTTAAGGGCTGCATCAATTATAGGTACGGGAATGGCCATAGTTAATAAGTAAAAAGGGCGGCGGTATTTCTACCAACCGCCCCATGAACACAACAGAGAGAACCCAAAAGGTATTATTCGCAGGGGGTCTTAGCAGACACCATGCTTCCTGATCCGAAGTCCTTCACGAAGGTCGTGAGGAAAGCGTTCAGGGTAAGGACGAAGATGTTAACCACGGCAGGGTCGATAACGGATGACTCAGCTGCGAAGTTAGCTACCTGAATAACCACACCGGCAATCTGTGCAACCCAGATAGACTTTTCCCATCCCGTAGGCCATGTGCCTGATGACAGGATAGGAGACTGAAGTAGGGCGGTGATGGCGAACGAAAGAACACCAAGGGCGGCCTGTCCTGTAGGACCAAAGAAACCGCCATAGATACCGGCTAATACGACAGCCATGGAAAGGATTTGTACTACGAGTGATTTGTTTTTCATTTTACTTTTATGGTTTTAGGATTGTCTTTTTTTAAGGTCTGAAGCAAATTCCATGTAGAATACTTTGAGGTCTCTATCGTTCTGGTCGAGCTTGTTCTCGATTTTCTCAAGCCTTTCTTTGTGTTCTTGCAGTATGACACGGTGGCCTTCATATTCAATGCGGAAGCGTGTAATGTCTGACTCAATCTGACGGACTGTCTTGCCAATACCCTTAAGGAAATAAGAGACCACACCAATAAGGATAGGTGTAGCAAACTTATAGATAACGGAGAGGACATCGGTTTCGGTCATAACGGCTTTATCTGCTTGCCATACTTACTTACAAAGATAGCAAAATCATTGACATTGAGAAAGGCTTTCATATTTGCCGTAGCCTTGGTAGCGTATTGGCCTAGGAAGATGTTATGTGCGGCGTTCCATCCGTTAGCCTTGAACCAGTCGTAGGCGAAGGAAGGCTCGCAGGAATACAGGATGTTGACCTTTAGGAGCTTATTTTGAGCCTTACAGGCATCGGCGATAAGTCCGAGGCGTTTCTGAACGTAGCCCCAAATTCCGCTAGGGGTCATGTCAGCGGAGGTTCGGTAGCAATGTAGGTTGATCTCATCGCAGTTCTGAACGATGGTAGCCCAATAGCTATCGGTAGGCCATCCCATGTAAACAAGGTGCTTCAGTCCTGCAGCCTTGAGTTTAGGGTAGGCATACTGCATCTTGGTAGTCATCCCGGCATAGTCACCCGTGTTATAGGGTTCAAGCTCCGTGATGGCATAGACTAGCTTCTTTGTGATATCCGTTTGAGCCTTGTTATAGGCTAACAGCGTATCGATCTGAGACGTACTACTGTAAGCCAGTCCCATCTTAATGTTCTTGGTGGATGCGTAGCCAACGATGCCGGGGAAGTTGGCGTGTTTGACCAAGGATGAAGCAATATACAGCGAAGCATATTGGGTCTCCGTAGGGCTGAAACGGTTAGCGTTCATCCAATCTACGTCCTGTTTAGTGGCCGTAACGGATGTGCTAACGGTATCGTCAAGGGTGTTATTGTACCACGACTTCATTGGTATCGGCTATTACGGTGTCAGCGGTTACCACGGTATCTACTACGATAGCGGTGTCGATGGTCACGGTGTCAACGGTCTCCGTAGTAGGAGCGGACGGGGTAGCGCATGAAGCGGCTACGAGGGAAAGGAATAAGATTGCTTTTTTCATATAGTTTGGTCTCCAAAGAATGGTTTATCAGATACAGACTTGGTGCCACGACAGCTCCATAGTTTCCTAGCCCAATAGTTTGGGGTGGTGCGGTCATTAGCACCTTTAATCGCCGCACTTCTTGCGCAGTAAGAGTCTCCAGCAGGCGTGCCGGGTTTAACACGGTAGCCACTAGCACCAAAGTGTATCTCTTTGTCACCAACGACTACCTTGTACTTCTTACCCTCACGGTCCGACCGCTGAACTTTAGCCATGGCTAGTAGATGGCAGGGCCACGAAATTTAAACGGTTGTGAGTACATGATACAGTTATCGGTAAAGGATACCGATATGATACCATCATAGATGCCAGTACCGAGCCATGACAATCCCATTAGGATATCGAAGCGGGGCTGTGTCACCTCATAGGTTACTTGAGCGGCATAAAGACCATTGGCGGTACCGCATCCCACACGACCTTCACATGGTCCTGCAAGTAGCATATAACCTTTGACGGTCTTACCCGGCACGTTGACAGCATCGAAAGCGATTACAAGGGCATCCTTCATGATAGCTCCGAAAGCGGGATCATGGATAAAGGATAACCGATGTGTCGTATCGATATTGGTGATGTTGACGGTAGGCATTATCCACCCGGTGGCCACTGGTGTCATCTCACAACGGGTATATAAGGTATCCGTGGTGGTGGTGGTAGTGGTTACCGTGGTGGTGGTAGGTTTCTTCCGTGCCTTTTGGGCTTGAACGGAAAGGGTAGCAATGATGGCTACGGCGGTGAGGTAGGTCTTAAACATTGTCAGAGATTTTCAAACGTAAACGATGGTAAATTTCTTCGAGGCAATCGGCTTCTTCATTGCAGTCACTAGCTATGGTTTCAAGCATAGACCACATAGATTCACCCGTCAAAAGGTAGGCTGTTATAGCAGCCTTGGTATAGTCTTCATTGCTGAAGATTTCCTGAATGATTTTAGATGTTTCCATTATACTAGCTTGAATTTATATCCGATAAAAGATACTGGAGTTATGGGAGCCGCTACCACATTATTCCAAACGAATGGAGCGTGCGACTGTGATACCGGATAGATTGATGAGTCAAAGACATCCGTAGTAGCTTGATTGTCATCCATATTGATACGCATAGTATTCTCAGGAATAACGGTATCGGTTGCAAAGTACCAATAACCAAAGTACACATAATCTTGGTTATAGGTAAATAAGTTGGTAAGATAGTTGGTATCAAAGTATACCTCACAGTCAGCTTCATAGGTAACGGTAGAACTTGTGTAGTTGGTTAACGTTCCTGATAGAGCTTGTATTTGCCGCTGAACGACTTCTTTAGCGTTCTCAACTGGCATTGAAATCCAAGTAGATGACATTTTTTAGGTTTGTTTTTTAGTGATTAAATAAGGGCAACCTTACGGGGCTGCCCTGTTAATTATGCGTGAATATAGCAGTTATCGAAGATACCCGTTGGAGTGGTGTAACCACAAGGGCTATCGGAGTTCTGCCACTTACACTGAACCTCCCATGCCATAGCGGACTGAACATCGTCAGCAATAGCATTTTTCGGGGTGAAGGTAACTGGCTCCTCAGCGAACCATGTCTTCGTAGATGTACGGAAAGCGATGGTGTAATCCGTAGAGTTACGGATAGCGTTGTAGAAGTCGCAGTTATCAGCAGCGAAAGGGTCTTTATAAGTCAGGATGTGAGTAGTGTTACCATTGTAGGTTACACTGTCTCCAAAGCCCGTCAGTTCAGCCGTAGTACCGCCATCGTAAGAACCTTGTGTCTGATAGATAACGATGATGTCAGCGTTATTGATACCGGTAGACCATACGGATGAAGATGTCGGGTTGGCCAACAAGGTAGCGATATAGGTGTTCTTAATCAAAGCGATTGAACGAACACGACCGTACTCGATGACAGATGAGTCAAGGCACGGGTTACAGTAGTAGTCAGGAATAGAACCACCACCGCATGAAGATGAAGGATAGTAGATAGACATAGTTAGTCTGTTTTAGCAGTTGGTGCAGCTCAAACAAGAGCTGTTAGCAGTAATTTCTAATTGGTACACGATACCAAAGTAGACAGAGTTCATTGCCAAGGGGCAGTTAGCCTCTTGACCGTATTCGCCCGTAAAAACCGCCGTGCTATTGTTATTCGCCCGAAGCACGGTAGCCCTCACTTTCTGTAAGCCAGAAGTCCCCAGTTGGTCACGTGTGAACGTATGGTTCAGTCCGGCTGATATCTTCATCAGGATATCTTCCTGAGTATAGTTAGTCTTATAGCGGTCGGAATAGACTATGGCGGTCATCTCGCAGACCATCTGTATCATTCCGTTCCCGTCTCCAAAGGTAAGGTTGGGAGCATCCTTGTAGGCTATGCTATTGCACCGATGGTAGATGCTAAAAGCGTAGCTGTCATCGGGGTTAGCGACCTCTTTGATATTATCACCATCCCAAGTGTACGGACGTTGTGGGCTGTCATCCTTTGGAACTGTAAGGTACGATAGACCATAGATAGCGGCATTCTGAAACGCTTGTTCGTTCAGGACACCATCCATAAGGTGGTCGTTGAGTTCGTCTATTATCTTATCAAGCAGTTTCACCGTTCAGTACGTCTGTTATAAATTGTTCAGCCACCACTCTCATGTGAGCTACTTCCATTTCCGTAGGCTTGTAGACATCGCCATAGCGGTCTTCAGCCCAACTGGCTTTATCGGCATTATCAGGGTTCTTGAAACCAAGGGCGTAACCCGTAGCACCCGTTCCTGAAACGATACCGAAATCATTCTCCATCTGCCGGGTAAGGGAAAGGATAACCTTCTTATCCGTACCCCGCCGGTTCTTTTCCCGAACCTTAAGATAGGCGTTGGAGTATTCCCCTATCTGTCCACCCTCGCTATTCTTACCTTCTTGGTGGATACGGACCTTCATTTGAGCGGCGGTATCCAAGGCAATGGTACGAAGCATCTTGTCTCTAACTTCCCCGTTAGGGTCAGCAACGGCCTTAAGCCTACCCATAAGGGCGGAGGTTACGTCTTTGAGGTTAGAGGTTATCGTTAGCATTACAGTCGTGCCTCTCTTACAGCTATTGGTGGGTCACATTCTAAGCAGCAGTCGCAGTCGTTAATAGCCGTACCGGCAATGGCGGCCTTGAGTGCCTTTTCAGCTTCAGCATCGTAGAACGCTTTGAGTTCTTCGGCTTGCTTACGGTCCACCGTCCACTTATTGATACGTTCCGATGTCATGCGTTCCATCATCATCTCAGACCCTAGCATATACCATAGTGGCAAAGCAAATAAGTCCTTAGCGTAACAGGCAAGGTTGGTCAAAGAACATCGTAGGCCATAGACTACCGAAAGGCCGTAGTTAAGTCCCGTATTGGTGAAGGTGTTGGCGGTGTTACCGTATTCGATATACACGCAGTCACGGTATATATTATCAGCATCTTCAGTATAGAAGATACCACTATTGACGGACATTGTCACCAATATATTCTCATTGGTGAAAGTCTTATGTACCTGAAAGGTGATATCTGAATTAACAGCATCAGTAAATATTGTATCAGAATACAGCAACTCATTGGTATCGGCATCATAGATAGCCAGATACGCATCGTCTCCAATATCTTGTTTACGGATGGTAACGGTCTGAATGTAATGTCCTTGCAAAGGACTTACGCACTTCTGAGAGAATTTTATAGCGGCGTTACTACCGAGGTTAACGATAGTAGCGGTTGTACTCTTTGGTGTATTAACGCTGTATTGGGCCGTCTTTACCTTATGGTTTTTTGACAGCTCCATATTCAGCATTAGTTCAAGTTTCTTGGTAGCTCTTAGTTGGACATCGTTCCAAACTCCTACGTATGTCTGCTGTTCAGCGTCTGCCAGTTGTTCAATAGATTTGAAGCTTATCCCCGGCGGTCCTATCGGCGGTGCTTCTGCTGAACTGTTGGATATCATCCTTTCCGGTGCTAACGGTATCTTGGAAGGTGTAAACGATGACCTGTTAGGTCTTATCA